ACAAGAAACAAATGAAATCAAAGAAGCAGACATGACCTTTGTTAATAGTCTCATGCCTGATGACGAAGAAAACTAAAACATAAGGATAATAGTTATGTATCAGATACTAAAGAAACAGTATAGAAACTATTATGTAATAGAAGAACATGAAGATGTAGCAGATGCTAAAGATAGTATGGATAGTATAAAGCTACTAGTCTCTCATCTAAAATATAACATTAAAAAATCTATATGTACTAAAGCATCTGAATATTTTTCAGTGGATAGTAAACCTCGCACTTACTTTAAGATGGTAGAGAAATTATGACTATGCAACAGACGATAGAAACTACAGTTGTTAAGAAAGGTCCATGCTCTGCATGTGAGTCTAGTGATGCTTGTGTAACGTATTCAGATGGACATGCTTGGTGTTTCTCTTGTAGTACTTATTTTAAATCAGAAGGAAATGATATGCAGCAGGTACAACATAACTCAGTTAAGCCTATGACTACCCCTCAAGGAAAGATTACTGATATACCAGATAGAAAGTTAGCTGAAGCTACGTGTAGAAAATATAATGTTCGTACTGTTAGAGATAACTCTAATAAAATTATACAACATCTTTATCCTTACTATGATAATGATGGCAACCATGTAGGTGATAAGGTTCGTACACTACCCAAGAACATTCATGCTACTGGTAGTGTAGCTAACGGCACACTGTTTGGTCAGCATCTGTTTACTGGTGGTGGTAAGTACGTCACCATATGTGAAGGTGAACTGGATGCCCTCGCCGCATACGAGATGCTAGGTAGTAAGTGGCCGGTCCTTTCTATAAAGGATGGTGCATCATCTGCATTGCGTAACTGTAAAGATAACTTAGAATACTTATCTAAGTATGACAATATTGTTCTGTGTTTTGATTCAGATGATGCAGGTAAGAAAGCTGCCAAGCAGGTAGCTTCTTTGTTTGAACCAGACCAATGTAAGATCGTTAACCTTCCTGATTACAAAGATTCATGTGACTATCTTCTTAACGGTAAGCGAGAAGACTTTACCCGTGCATGGTGGAACGCTAAGATGTACACACCAGCAGGTATTCTTAATCTCGCTGACATGGGTGATGCACTATACGATGAAGGTAACTACAAGACCTGTCCGTATCCTTGGCAAGGCATGAACGATAAGCTGTACGGCATACGTACAGGTGAGTTAGTAACCTTCACTGCCGGTACTGGTACGGGTAAGTCCAGTGTTATCAGAGAGTTACAACACCATGTACTTATGAATACAGATGAGAACATTGGTGTCATCTCTTTGGAAGAAAATGTACGTTCAACTATCTTCCACCTCATGTCAGTAGAAGCTAACGCTAGGCTGTACATCAGAGAAGTACGCGAACAGTTTAGTCGTGGTGACTTGGAGAAGTGGCAAGAGGCTACGGTAGGTACACGTAGGTTCTATGCCTTCGACCACTTTGGTAGCATGAAGACTGATGAGATACTTGCACGTATCAGGTACATGATCAAAGCACTGGACTGTAAGTGGATATTCCTTGATCACCTATCTATCCTTGTGTCAGGCTTGGAAGGTGACGATGAGCGTAGGAACATTGACAACCTGATGACTAAGCTACGATCTATTGTAGAAGAAACTAACGTAGCGTTGCTGCTTGTGTCTCACTTACGTAGGACAGGTGCAGACAAGGGACATGAAGACGGTAAGGAAGTTAGTCTCGCTCATCTTAGGGGTAGTCAAAGCATAGCGCAACTGTCAGACGGAGTGGTAGCCATGGAACGCGACCAGCAATCTGATGATCCTAATGTTGCTAACACTACCACCATTAGAGTGTTAAAGAATAGGTACAGTGGTGACACTGGTGCAGCATGTCATCTGTTCTTTAACAACGACACAGGACGCTTGACAGAGGTAGATAGTTTAGGTAGTAATGAGGAAGAGGATAACGATTTGGAGTTATAAATGGATGTAGTTCTGGACATAGAAACTGATAGCTTAGATGCTACAGTTATCCATTGCATTGTGGCAAAAGAAAGAGAGTCAGGAAAGTACCATGTTTGGAAAGAAAAAGAATGTTATAATTACTTTCCTCTATTTGCTAAGAGAGTAAACAAGTTTATAATGCATAATGGAATATCGTTTGATGCTCCAGTACTGAACAGATTAACTGGGACAAAGATCAAACTGTCACACGTAGAAGACACGTTGATCTTATCCCAGTTGACTGATCCAGTACGTGAAGATGGACATTCTCTTCAGTCATGGGGTAACAGATTTGATTATCATAAGATAAACTTTAAAGACTTCGATCACCTGTCCGATGAGATGATCACATATTGTAAAAGAGATGTGGACATAACTGAACGGGTATGGATTAACTTACAACAAGACATAAAAGATATTGGCAGACGATCTATTGATCTTGAATATAAGATTAGATCGTTAGTCAGTAAGCAAGAAAGGAATGGGTTTACCCTTGATTTACAGAAAGCAACTGGTCTTATCGCACGGCTACAGGACAAGTCGGATGAACTACAAAGAGAAGTTCAAACAAGATTTGTTTCTATTCCTGTGGCGGTTAAAGAAATTACACCTCGTTACAAAAAAGATGGCAGTCTTTCTGTTGTGGGTCTGCGGCATATACAAGACCCGACAACAGTTGGAGGACCGCACACATCTATTGACTACCAAACATTTAATCTTGCCTCCCGTCAGCAGATCGTTAGTCGATTAACTAAGTGTGGTTGGCAACCTAATAAGTTTACAGAAAAAGGACATGCAATCGTAGATGAATCTGTGCTTCGCGGAGTAGACATTCCAGAAGCACAGATGATTGCAGAATATCTAACACTAAAGAAACGTATCGCCCAAGTTAAATCTTGGATAGCGGCGGTTCATTCTGATGGAAAAGTACATGGACAAGTTCTTACATTACGTGCAATCTCTGGACGTATGGCACATCATTCGCCTAACATGGCACAGGTTCCTGCAAGCTACTCTCCCTACGGCAAAGAGTGCAGAGAGTGTTGGACCGTTGGAGATACAACTAATATTCTTGTTGGTTGTGATGCTTCTTCGCTTGAGTTACGGGCATTAGCACACTATCTAAATGATCCTAAGTTCACCAGTGAAGTAGTAGATGGTGACATCCATACAGCAAATCAAAAGGCAGCAGGTCTTGATACACGTGATCAAGCCAAGACATTCATCTATGCATTTATTTTTGGAGCAGGTGCAGCTAAGATAGGTAGCGTAGTGGGTGGTACTGCACAGGATGGTCAACGTCTTATAGATAGGTTCTTATCTAACGTACCAGCATTAGCAGTACTAAGGGAAAGAGTTGACAAGGCAAGCCAGAGAGGTTACCTTCTCGGTCTTGATGGTAGACATTTAAAAGTACGTAACCAACATGCAGCAGTTAACCTACTCATACAAGGAGCAGGTGCTGTTATTTGTAAGCAGTGGTTAGTAGATATAGATATACTATCTCGTAACAAGAAACTTAATTCTAAACTAATTGCTTCTATTCACGATGAGTATCAGCATGAAGTATTTAAACCTCATGCTAAAATATTTGGAGAGTTAACTAAACAGGCAATGAAAGAAACAGAAAGGAAATTAAAAATCAAATGCCCATTGGACAGCGAGTACAAGATCGGCCACAACTGGTCAGAGACTCACTAGTAACTCTTAACCTTACAGAATTAAGAGTTAGCGATTTTATAGGTAAGTCTCGTAACAGACAGAACAGAGGAGCAGGAGTATACGATAGTGCTGTAGCTGACACACACAAGATAGATACTCTAGGAGCAGAAGCAGAGTTAGCGTTTGCTAAGATGTGTGATATCTATCCTAGAGATTTCTTAGTCTTAGAACCTAAGTCAAAAGCTAAAGGTACTGACGATGGTGATCTTACAGTAGATGGTATTAGTATTGATGTGAAAGCTACCACCCATGAGAAGGGTATGTTATTGTCTACATCAAAGCATACATCTGGCATAGAGTTATTTGCTTTGATGGTTAAGAAAGGAGATGACACGTTTCAACTTAAAGGATTCATGCTTGCCGATGAGTTAGCTAAAGAAGAAAGATTCGGTAGAGCAGGTGGTAAGCTAAGACGGGCAGCTTACGTAGCTACTCAAGATGAATTGTACAACTACAAGGAGGCAATAGAACGGTTAAAGTATAGAGAAAGAAAAGTAAAGAAAGTTGTTGACACCTGATAGGTGTTAGTTTAAAGTACGAAAATAAATTATCAAGCCACAATAGAGTGGCACAACCAAAGGAGAATATACTATGGACGTAAATATTATTTCTGGTAAAGCATACTGGGCAAGCATCACGGCACCTAACACTACCTATGAACCTGTATGGTGTGTGGATGTATGTTTGGATGAAGACTCTAAGAAGAAAGTTGAAAGCTTGGGTCTTGCTGTTCAGAATAAAGGTGATGACCGTGGAGACTTTGTTAAGATCAAACGCAAGGTCAATAAGAAAGACGGTTCAGTTCGTCCATCACCTGTGATTAGAGATTCCCAAAACAATACTTGGGATGGTAACCTTGTAGGTAATGGTAGTCTAGTTAATGTTAAGTTTACTACTTATGATTGGACCTACGCTGGTAAGAGTGGGGTAGCATCAGACTTGATGGGAGTACAGGTAGTTGATCTAGTACCCTTTGGAGGTGACGGGTCAAACTTTGATACCGTTGATGGTGGCTATACTGTAGGTACACAACAACAAGAAGAAGGAGAAGAAGTACCGTTCTAAGTAGTTACACTAGGGTCTGCTACTCTCATTAAAGCCTATCGTTAATGAGACTATGGGCAGAATTTATAACAGGTGTGGAGAGGGACTGTTATTTTGTTAATTCACAATAGGAATACAAATGAATAAAGCTTTAATTATTGGAGGTTCAGGCCAAGATGGTTTTTACCTTAGTGGATTTCTTTTAGAGCAAGGCTATCATGTTCATTCTCTTGTTCGTAGATCGTCAGTAAATAACTTTGCAAGAATAGATCAACTAGAAAGTAAAGTAAATTTCCATACATCTTATGGAGATTTGACTGACGCTTCAGGATTACTTAGGGTAATTAAAGAAGTACAGCCTACAGAAATTTATAACTTAGGTGCACAGTCTGATGTAAGAATATCATTTGATATACCAGAGTAT